AGTTTCTGCTCTGTAAACAGTTATGTCTGCACTTGCCTTTGATAATCTACCCGCACGACTTCCGCCACAAGTCCACGTTCCTGTAATAAGTAATCCTAAGTAATTTGTTGTAGCGTTTCTATAAAATTTATAATAGTTAGTGCCAAGAGCTGTTGGAACATCTATTGCAGTTGTTGCAGTAGTTTCTATATATTCATTATTAATTATACACCCACCTCCACACTCTGCTATACCATTATCAATTGTAGTTTGGATATTATCTCCATTCCACCAATCTTGCATATTTTCATAATTAGTTGATGAAGTATATTCTTGTTCTAAAGTATATATTCTTCTTTCACAATAACCTGTACCATCACCTTTACCTAATCTTGATAACTTAATGTTTAATCTAATAATACTACCTGCAGGTACGGTATAATCTTGATATACCCAAGTTGGATTTGCAGGGTCATATCCTGCTACACGAGCAACATTCATTGGGTAATTTAATATAGGAGATGTACCTTCGTACTCAGCCGTTGTAAGTAAATTTCCCGGAGCTATTATAGATAATTCATCAGTAACAGCAGAAAAACTATTTGTGTTTATTTTCATATAAACTCCTGAAGGAACATATATGTCTTGAGTAGGGTCTAACTCACTTGGTACAACAATAAAATTCTCAGACTTAGATTCTTTTTCTAAAACAGTTGCATACACACAACTTTGTGTAGGTCCATCAGAATCTGCCTTAACAATAAATCTATCTCCTTGCTCTACCTTTCTTGCATTTTCACCTTCAAGTAAAAAATATGTTTCGCTTGTATTTGGGTCTTTAAAGAAAATGCTACTATAAATAGTCTCATAGTTTTCTTCGTCAGGTTTAATTACAAACTTATATCTTGTTGCCCAATAAGGAGCTACTTGAGTTGGAGGTATAGTTACAATGATACTGTTCTTTTTTGAAGAGTAACCACAAGGAATATGTTGAGTGTTATTAAGACTTACTAATGCTGTAGAAGACCTATTAAATTCATCCATATAAACAATACCAATTTCATAGTCTCTATTACTATGTAAACTTGCAGGATTTGCTATTTCTTGAAAAGTTGCCTGAGCAAAATTTACTTGATAATATTCAAATACACTTTGAGTAGGAGTAGTTACATTATTAACGTATTCCATTGAAGGGAATAATAATTTAATAATAGAACTACTTGGAGATGAATTAATGTATATAGGTTGGTTTGTCCCTGTTATACCACTCCTATATTTTATTAAAGAATCTAATGTATTTGGTAAAAGACAATTTACATTATCTGTAAATGTAGTACCATCACAAGACGTTGGGTCTAATGGATTTGCAGAATATACAGGCTTAATGTTATAAATTGTACCAATAGCTTCTTTAAATTCTGTACTATTTGCTAAATCATAAGCCGAAGCGTAATTTTTTTGCAAATAAAATGTGAATGAGAATTGTATAGTATTTGTAGTTTCTGTTGGATAAGGTTCTTCACCTGAAAATTGAGCGTGTTCAATATTAACATCTAAGTTAATTACTGAACCTGTTACTAAATCTAAGCCTTCTAAATCAAAAGTAACGTATGCATCTGTTACAGATATAGGTCCATTAATAGTATAATCACCAACAGCTGTTCCATCAGGAATAAATGTACTACCAATTGTTTCACTTAATAAATCTGCAGTATATTCAAGTTTTGTTGGGAAACCATTTAAATCTACAAGGTCGTATCCCTCAATATAATTACCATACATTAATCTATTACCCATAATAGTCTGAGCCTGTGCAAGAAGAGGTACATTATCGTATAATCTAAGCAACTCAGATTCAGGTAATACAGTAAATATTTTACTATTTGAAAATTGATAAGTGTATTCTGTATTATTAGATAAACCTAATTTTTGTTTATTTAATTTCTCAATAACTCTAATAATATTACCATCGGCATCTTTAAAAAGTAAGTCAATACTTTTAACAAGAGGTCCTCCTGAATTGTAAGTTATATTACAAGCATTGGTATTATTTACCATACCCTCATTTAAATAACTTTCAATACTAAAATTAAATGGTTTAGGATAAAAAGAAGGAGCAGAGAATTGAGATGTAGCAGAATACTGCCCATCAGCATACTCATATCTATAAGCAAAGCAAATAAATCTTGTCTCCAAGAAATTATCTTGATTGCTTATAACAATAGGTTGAATAGCAGGTGCCTCAATAGGAGGTTGCTTTATAACTAAAATTGACTCTGCAGTAAATGTATCTACAAAGGAAATAGGATTAGTATAACTTGTTTTAGTATTAATAAAACGAGGTGGATTATAGTTATCTGTAAAATATAAGAAATCACTAACTATATTAACTCCTGTAATTAAATAAGTTGGGTTAAAATTTAATGTTGTATTGTTACCATCCCCATCGTTTACACTTATAATATGGTAAGTTAAAATATTAGTATTAATATTAAATGAAACTATCATATCAAGTTTGTTTGTAAAACCTAATGGAAAATTAGGGTCGTGTACAAACCAATAAAGAGTTTCGTTAGCAGAATCTTCAACAGCACCGATACATCTTGCGGCATCACTTAATGGTGTACCATCAATATATCTTAAAGTAGTAAGCGGTAGATTACCTTTGGTATTTTCAATAGTGCCAATCTCAGATTGTTCGGTAGAACCCATCCTAATATTTAAAGCATCAATATACTCACCATTAGGAATAAGTCTCTCATCGACAACCTTATTCATTCTGCCCGCTGTAAAATTCCTTGTTATATTCGCCATAATATTATTTAATCATCTTATCCATCCCTCTTAGATTCATTAATAATCTTCCCGGATGTATATTGCTAATTCTAATTTTTGCATTTCTTAATAATGCAGATTTGTTTTTACGAGCACGTACAACGACATATTCCTGAACTCCTAATTTAGAGTTTACTATTTCGTATTGGATGTATGCGTATATATACGACTCAAATAATTTATTGACAGTTACTAAAGAGTCATCTCCATTTTCCATACCATCAGATATATACTCAAGGATACACGACTGCTCCATCATATCTGAGCTAAAATTAATTACACCCTTCTTCTTATCAATATTGAATGTTGGGTTAAAGTTAGCAGTTTCTGTATTTAAACCAAAACGAGAACCAATAGTAAATTGAAAGTACCATAGTCCGTCCATATACCAACCCTCTTGCCCATTGTAAGGACTATTAGGATTTAAGTAGATGTCTTTCTTTTGATTATGTAATCTTTGAAAATCAATCTCTGAATTTTCAGGAGACAAGATATTTCCATCTTGGTCAAATAAAAGAAACCCTTTATTGTCTTGAAGATAAGCATTAGCAGATAAAGTCTGAATGTTTTCTGAAAGTGGTCTTAAATAACCATCCTTGTACAAAGAAATACGTACCCAATTGACATAGTCAGATGGTAATACGTAAATCAAATTACTTGCTACGGTTAACTCTAATGCTTTAACTTCTTTAAATGCATCGTAGTTTAATTCTTGAACCGCTCTCTTAGCGTGGAATAGAATCTTATACCTCTCCTCATTATTTACTAAAGAGTGATTACCATAATACATTAATAAAAAGTTATTAACTATATCATATAGTGATACGTATTGGTACGACCCCCAATTTTTATCTTCGGGAGCCGTTCCATTATTATCGTAGTATTCGTATTGTGATATGTATGCCATAATCTATATTTTTATTGTTGTTGACTGAACGTCGGTTGTTCGTGTTGTTCTTGACCTATTGCGTAAGCTACAACTTCAGACTCTCTAATAGAAATACCACAATACTGAAGAATCTTCATAACTAATTTATATCCATCTTCAAGTGGTAATTCAAAGTCTTGGTAGTCAGGTTGTGATTGGTCAAACGCAGGCTCACCATTTACTAAAGTAATGTAAGTCCATTTAGGGTCTGCAGGATAACTAAAGTATGTGCATTGTACAGAGTTAACCCCATTAATTGTTTCAGGGTAAACCGTAATAATATCTCCAAGCAATGTATATGCAGGGTACTTGGTATTAGGAGTTGTATAAATAGAATCTACCAACATATTAATCTTACTAACAGAAACCTTTTCAGCTTCGCCTAAACGCTTATTTGGTACTAATGAATTATAGATTTCTATCTTAGAAACCATATAGGCGTTATGCCCCGTAGTTACTAAGGATGGATAGTAATATTTATTAGTTGTAGGTGATACTTGAACAAGCGTATCTGTATGCATAAAAGTTTCTAAAGTTTCAGCTAAAGGACTTTCAATATCAGCGTAATCTGTACCTGACAAACGAGCATTCTCAGCATTTATAGTCTTATTGTAACTACTAAAATACTCCTCATACATCTCCATTTGCGCATTTTTAGCGTACAAGTTAAAGTCTGATGGAGAGATATACCCGTAGTTATTTTTATTTAACACGGATAAGACTGTGTTTCTTACGTCGTTAATCATCTATATTCTTTTTTTTACAAATATAAAGAAAAAAGGGGGTACAAATTGCACCCCCGTTAATTGTATTTTTACTATAAACTAATCTATAGATTACTCTCTAACATTTTTAAATAGTCAAGACCTTCATCAGATTGTAAGTAATGACCTACTGCTACATAAGGGTCTTCTCCGTATGGAACTGAAAGCATCTTCTTTTTATTGGTAGCGGTATTAAACCAAACCTCCTTATTGTTGTTTCTAAAAGTTAATAGCTTAGCATTAAAGAACACGTGAACGTTAGCATTATGTCTAAGCATTGGGTCATTTAATACGTTTAAGAAAGCTCTTGGGTCTCTTTTAGCAAACACCAATATATCTCTCTTTAACTCAGCTGTAGTTACTTTCTGTGGGTCTCTTCCAAACAATACTCTTGATACTGTTTCTAATTGGTCTATTGATAATTGACGTGCCTCAATAAGCGCATCAACTTCAACATTTAAAATCTCTACTTCTTTATTGGCATCCTTCTCGTGGTTAACCTCAATAAAAGATTTACCGTTTAATGGATGGTAATATAAAAATTGTTGTAAAACAGGGTTAGTTCTTGGAACGCTTAAAAAGCCATTTTCAAAAATAACAGGTTCAACAATAGCATTACCGTCTTGTTCGTCCTCGAAAGGAGTTCTTTGATTGACAGCATATCTTAATGCTCTGTTGACGTTATTTGTTTCGTCAAACCAAAGTAATGGATAGCGTCTTGAATTTCTTATAGGCAGCGTGTACGAAAGTGGAGCTGCTTCTTTTGTTAATTTGTAGACCTTGTCTACAGGTGTTGCATTTTTCATTTGATATAATAAAATTAAATAATAAATAAAATAAAGAAGGCAGTGTCTTTAAAGACACCACCTTCTTATATTAATTAGTAGTTGAACATTACGAAGTTGTTCGCTCCAAGTGTACATACACATCTTTCAGACAAGAAGTTAACCTCCATTGCGTCAAGGTCGCTTGTAGCTGCACCACCTGCAGAACCTGTAATCCAAGTTTTGTATCTGCGGTCTTCTGCCTCTGTAGCTCTGTAACGTACGTGCAAGAATGGTCTCTTAGCGTTTTTACCCATAATTTGGTCATACACTGAAGTAGAACCTGCAGGAACTAATAAACCGTTTACACGACCTGAACCTGCAACAGGGTTTAAACCACCACGCATAGTTGGGTCATTTAAGTATTTCCAATCAGACTTGTAGAAATCGTAACCTCTACGGAATCCTGTGAAACCTAAGTTTAATGCCATATTCACATCATTGTCGAATAAACCGAAAGATGCAGATTGAGCAACACCACCTGAAGTATATCCGTTTAATGTTGCTAACATGTTGTCGATGTCAAAAGACAATCCACGGTTAACAAATACAACGTTTTCTTCGATAGCTCCTTGTTTATCCAAACGAGATACAATAGAATCCCAATCAGATAATGAAGTTGGTGTACCACCACCCCATACATTTCCACGAGAGTTAACAACGTAGAAAATACCTTGAGACCCTACATATCCTGCGGCATTAGCACCTGAAGAAGATGCGGCAGGAACCGCTTCAATCATTGCAGTCTCTAAGTAATCCTCAAAACGCAAACGAGCTTCGTGCTCTGATTTTAAGTACCACAAGTAACCTGTAGCACCATTCTCAGTAGTAACTTCAACCCATCCGATTTGAGCCATGTCTGACCCATTTACGGCGTAC